ACTTTCTTCTAATCTATCATTTACATATTGTTTAAATTCTTCTATTCTACTATCAATAATTTTATTGTTAATTTTTTTATAATGTTCTTCGTATTTACCTTCTGCTTTTAATTTATCTTCAAATCTAGCATGACAGTCTAAACAATATTTATGTATATTATAGTAAGGTTTATCCACTCGCTTCATTAATTTACTACATTTAGGGCAAAATAAAGGTGTTTGAATTTTATTTTTTACTTTACTTAATTTAGTAATATTTTGTTTTATACCATCTTTTATAGTCCACTTTCTACCATTTTCCTCCCATATATCTCCTTCCTCATAAAATTCATCAGTTTTACTATAACCTATTCCCTGACCAGTTTTATTAGTAGATTTACCAGTCATTAAATTTCTAAGACGTTTTACATCTTTTTTATTAAATTCTTTATTTAAAATACTATCTGACATTATTTAATTTTTATTAGTTCTTTCATTAAAATGTTTATATCTTCTTCTGATAAATTATCCTGAGACCTCCACATTTTTATTTTTTCTACTAAACCTTCAACTGGTACTTTTGTAGGTGTTTGTTTTATTTCAGGTCTACTATTTACACTTCTTACTTTAGGAGAGCCACCACCATAATTATTTAAAGTATTAATACTAGTTTCTGACTTTCCTTCTATTTTAGGAGTTATTATTTCATTTTGTGTAACATCTAATACTATTTTTTGAAATCCTTTTTTTATTCCATCTAAAGCAGTGTCATTTAATTTTTTATTAATAAAATTAGTTTCTGTCATTAAAGCTATTCTTTCTGCTAATTTAGAAATACTATCATCAATGTTCCATTTTGTTTTTGTTTTAATATTATCTATAGAAGCAATTAAAAAGTTCATATCATTATCTGTTAAATTATTTGTTCTATAATGTTCTTCAACAGGAGATAAAACTTCATATACATAATCTCTTGGAACAGGTTGTAATTTAGGAGCTGGTGATGATTTAGAACCACCTTTATAACCTCCTGATAGTGAATTTAATGGGCTCATAATCCTAATTTTCTTAATTGTTTAATAGTATCTGCAGCAGATGTATGTAATATACCTATACCACCTTGAGACCTCCACTGTTCAATATTTGATTTTCTATCATCTATTAATATGTGGTTAGGTGCCGCATAATTTTGTTTTTTAGCTGCTTGAGCTAGTGTTAGTTTAATTCCTGGTAAATTATTTCTAACCCATAATCTTTTTCCTAATCTAGATGTGGATGATCTTGAAGGTGAAGATAATAATTCAACATCATAATCTTTAATATAATCCCAATATTGTTTTCCATCTTCCATCCAAGGCATTCCTACCCAAAACCCAACTTTACCTTGACCATCAATTAGTTCCCAAAATTTTTCTTTACCAAATTTCTTTTCATAATCTGAAGGTGCTAAACCATCTGAATATTTTTTAAATGACTCATCAAAATCTGTTATAACACCATCCATATCAGAAAATATTTTATATTTAGTTCTGATTTTTTCTAAGTCTTCATTTACATTAGTTGTAGTTTTTAAAGTTTTAGATAGTTGCAGTGCTTTATAATATTTTTGATTTTTATCTCCTAATTGTACACCTTTCTTTTTATCATCTTTATCCATTTTTTTTAATCTAGATAATTCTTTATTAATAAGTGATAAAGGTATTTTTTTATCCTTAGGAATTTTTAATCTTTTTCTTACTGTTCCTTGTTTTAGACTACCTGCTTTTTTTCCTTTAGCAGCCATTTTTTCGTAAGTATCTCCTTCTTTTATTTTTTTCTTTTTCAAACGTTGTGTTTTTGCTTTAGATGCTTCTTTTCTTTTTTCAGCATAATCTAATGCAGTTTTTAGTCTTTTCCTAACTTTAGGATCCTTTGATCTACCATAAGCAGCTCTTACTCTTTGATGTATTAAATTAATAATCTGGGATTTTCTAGCATGTGATTTAGCTTTAAATGATTTTTTATTTAAGGTGTCTACTATGTCCTGTCTAGTACTAAATTTAATGCCTATTGTGTCTTTTGGATCCTCATCTGTATATAGTCTTCTACTTGATCCTTCAGGTTTTTTACCTGTACCTTTTTTAGGATCTTTTTTCTTTTTTCTACCTTCATTTAATTCTTCATTTACATCATCAGTTAATGAGTATCTATTAGGATTTAAGTCTTTAGCATATCCAGCATCAATAAATTGTTCTTGTCCTACTGGGTCATATACTGTTCCTTTATTATCTTCTAACCAATAGTGTGGAATAAATTTCCATTGATCAGAATATTTACTATTTGCTACCCATTCTTCTCTTTCTTTTGCATCATCAAAATCACCACCTTGATCTAAAAATTCATCTTTCATTTCTGGAGTAAAATCTTTTTTCTCTGATGCTACTTTATCTGCATGAAAGAATCCTTCTATTCTTTTTAATTCAATTCCTCTTTCTTTTGCAAAATTCTTAAAATCTAATGCACCCGGCCCACAACCATCTCTTTTACAAAACATTTTTATTTCTGAATCTGATGTTTCTTTTTTCCAAAGATTTATTAATTTAGAAGGTGGAATTCCATATTGGGATTCTAATATATCATTATTTTCTTTTTTATATTCTTCTTCTAAAGGTATGTTTAGTTTTGGGGCTCTTTCTCTCCAAATTCTTTTAACTTCTTCTTGTTCATCTACAGGAAGATTTAAAGTATATTTAACATAATTATCAATAACATTTTTAAGTGGTGTTCTTTGTTTTTTAGCTTTTAAATATAAACCTTGTAAATTAGCATCTACTTCTTTTTCTAATTTATAATAATCAGGTGTACCTAAAGTTTTTCTCCAAATTTTCCACCATTTTTTCTTTCCTGTTTTTATTTCTTGTCTTTCTTCGTAATCTTTTCCTTTTTCTTTTCCTTTTTTTACATTTGGACCACTTTGCATTAAATGTTCTATTTCATGACGAATAGTATTTCTTAAATCCATTGAAATTTGTTCCCACATTCTAGGTAATTCTTCTATATCTAAAGTCATTTTTATTACAACTTCTGGAATTAAAGGTCGTGCAAAACTTGAGTCATTATACATGCCTCCAAATGTAGCTATTGCTTTATATTTAAATTCTAAATATGGATAATCAAATTCTTTTCCAGGTCCTACATCTAAATAAAACTGACCTTTATTTTGCCCATCATTAAAGTCTCCTTTCCACGCATTTAAAGTATACCCTGCTAATTTAGTTACTAGTGAATCATATTTACCTTCATTTAATATTTCATCTGCTACTTCATTTACAAATTTGTTTAACCCGAAATAATCTTTATTCTCACTTATAGTACTACTAATATCACCATCAATAGAATCTGTCCAATTTCTAAAAATCATATTACCTTCTACATATGCCTCTCTTTCAATAGCATCTAAATCTTCATCTTCATTAGTATTAGTTGTTTGAATATCTTGTATTCTACCTTCTAAATTTTGTATATGATGAATCATTTCATGAGCAAATGATCTTGCAACATCCTTTGGGTGTCTTCCTTCTGTGTATAATACTATTTCTTTTGTATTAGGATCATAATAAGCTGTTTTGCCAAAAAAATCTTTAGCATTTTCTATATCATCGTGTTTAAATAATACTTTAGGTAATGGTTTAATATTTAAACCCATTTCTAACATATGGTCAGTTAAATCTGAAATTTGTTGTTTATAATCTATATGATTAGCATATGTTGTATTTTCTTCTAATTTTATAACAGGATTTGATGTTTGAAAATCTGGCTTTCTCATAATTGTTTTTGCTGTCATGTCAATACCATTATTATCTACATCAATTACAAAAGGAATGTTTAGATTTTTATTAAAATCTTTAACAACAGCCTCTAAATCATCTTCAATTTTAGATAAAGGTTTACCATGTTTTTTATATAATTTTTTAAATACTCCTATTAACTCAGCTACTGATATAGGTTTTTTATTCCTAACATCATTTACTCTATCTAGGAAGTGTTTTGTAAAATCAATGTCAATCCCTAATTTATTAAATAACCCATCTGCATAAGATTCAATTGCGTCTAATTGTGATTTAGTTACTTCTTCTTTAAGTATTTCATTTGTTGGAGGTCTTAAAATAGAATATATTTCTGATTTTTCTTTTACTTCATCAGGTAAAAATTTAATAAATTCTTCTTCTGATACATTTAATGCCTTTCTAGCATTAGTACCACTCATATTAGGGTCATAAGTAGGAATTACTTTTACTTCAATATTATTATATTTTTCTTTTAAATTTCCAGTTCTTGCTGCTACATCATCTAAATCATCTTGTCTTCCTTCTCTATAACCTATAACAAAATAAATAGTATCTTGTGGGTTATCTTTAGCTAAACGTAATATTTCTCCAATAGGTGATTTTACAGGTTCAATTTTAACTTTATTAGCTAAATATCTTTTATAAATGTCCCAAACTAAAACTGCTTCTGTTTGTTCAATACCATCACGTACTTTTCCCCCAACGAATACTGTAAATTCATCTATTTCAGGAAAATCTTGTAATGCACGTTTTACAATTTCAAAATGTCCCCCTGTAGGTGGTTTAAATCCCCCTCCATATGCTGCTAAAATTTTACCCATTTATAAATGATTTTAATTTTGCTTGTGCTTCTTCTGCTGATACTGAGTTGTCGATAACATTTTTTACACCGTCATCTGCTAATAAAGCTTTAATCTGAGCATTTATTTCCGCTTTTCTTTTATCTGATCTTGCCTGTGCTTTAGCATCTTTAGGTTTTGTTCCTTGTGGTTTAAATGGTGTTAAATATTTATCTATTATATCTTCTAAATTATCTAATTTTTCATCTTTTAAAAGATTTGATACAGATACAAAATTATTACCAAAAGCATTTTTATAAGTATCATAATTTTGAGTAACGTCATTCCATGTACGCATTACAATAGCAGGTGCTAAACTTCTATCTTCACCTCCTGATTTATCAAACCTATCTTGATTTTGCTTTAATGAACGTTCTAAATCAGTATAAACATAAAGCATAAACACTTCATATCCTGCATTTTCTAATTCATCTTTTAATTTAAGAGTAGCACGACTTGAAGCTGCTGTACCATCTAATATAAATGATTCTCTATTAGCTATAGCTTTAGGTAAGTCTTCATCTTTTAATTTTGATGCCGCTTGCCTCATTAATTTAGCAGCTTGGCTTCTTTCTTCAGGTGTAGCATTTTTTAAATCTAAACTTACTCCTGCTTTTTTTAATAAAGGAACAAAATCTAAATCTAAATTATATGTTGTTAAACCTGAGAGGTCTAATCCTCTAAGGATAAAACCTTTACCTGCTCCAGGTGCTCCTGCTAATATTATTGCTTTTGGGGATTTTACTGCTTCTTTTAAAATATTGACTAGACTTATCATAATATTTAATTTTTATTATAAATATTACAATTTCCTTTTAGCTGTCGTTCTAAATTCAGTAAATGACGGGGAATGTCTAGGATTTTCTAAATCAAATAATTTTTTTACAGTATTAAAAATATCTAGATTTTCTTCTTGTGTTCTTTTTGATTCAAATAATTCCCATCCTTTACCTTGAATACAACCTTCTTTAGGACCTCTTTTAGATGATTTTAACCATAAGATACCATATCTATCTGCTTTTTTACCATAACATTCTTCATAACATTTACCATAAACTGCTGTCTGTAAATCATAAGTTATTTGTAAATGGTTAGATGTTTTAAAATCTATAATCCACATTTCACCATCTATTTCACATACCATATCACAAGTACCTGCTACTTTTAATTCATCAGAAAATATATGTACCTCAGTTTCTATTAATGTTGGATTATAAGTTTCCCAAAAATCAACAAATTTTAAAAACATTTGCCATATATCAGGATTGTACATAGGTACACCATTTTGTAAAAAATTTAATTCTTTACCATTAAGATAATCCTCACACATTTCATGAACTTTAGTTCCTTCTTCTGCAGCTTTTTTAACAATCCAATCTGCACTATATCCTACTTTTTTTAACCAATCCTGAAAGTGTTTTCCTTTAGGATAATAACTTAAAACATAAGTTATGGAAGGATAATATTTACCATTTCTTCTATAATATCTAGAATCTGGTAATGTTATTTGTTTGGCGTCTTCGCTAATTTCTAAAATCCTATTATAGGACTTTTTGATATTTCTTTTAATCATATCATTTGTAGTTTCTTTTCCATTAAATTATATTCTGTTAATGGAATGGTAGTTTGAATTAGTTTTGTAAAATCATTAAATCCCATTTCACTAGGGTCTTTCCCTTGAAGTTCTACCATATAAACTTCTTTACCTTCATTTATAAATTCCTCAGCATATTTTATAGCTTTTTTAATAGCGTCGGAATCTAATGCTATATATATTTTTTTAACTGTTGATGTTACTATTTTTTTCATTAATGATCCCTGTATATTACTGCCTAGTAAAGGTATTGCATTACGTTTAATAGCAATAGCATCAAAAGGACCTTCACATAAAATTAAAGGTAAATTCCAATTTATAAACAATTCAAAAGGAATTATATTACGTGATGCTTCAGGATTTCTATATTTTCTATATGGGTCTTTTTCAAATGACCTTCCTGTAAAATAATTTAATTTACCATTTTCATCATAAGAAGGAATTATAATCATATTTTTATAATTACCATATTCACAATATCCTAAATTATATTTTAACACATCATCTATAGAAATACCTCTATTTTTTAAATAATTCCAAGCTCTTCTTCCTGTTAAATCAGAAGATGTATTACTAATTTGTCTAAATTCCTTAGGTAATTCAATTTGTTTATAATCTTTTACTTCTTTACGTTCCTTTTCTGATGATACTAATTTATATAATTCAGTAAATTTATCTGGGGATGCTTTAAGTTGTTTAAATAATGTAGATATTCGTGTTCCTTTTTTACCACATACCCAACAATGCCAAGGATTATAGCCTTTTTTATTTTCTGAAAAATTAACTTCTAATTTAGGTTTAGCATGATGGCAAAAAGGGCAATGATAAGCTTGATTGCCTCTTGCAGTCCTTTTTCCAGTGCCAAGCACAGAATTTACCAAATTAACTAATAGTTCGTTTATCATAGTGTGTAATGTACGTAAGGGATTTTGCTAATCAAAGTCTTTTCTAAAGAACTTTCCTAATATATTATCGTTAATATGAGCACTATATTTATTTTCTAATACATCATTTTTAAATAGATATTTAGTTTCATAATATGTGAGCAATTTTTTATTAGGTACAAATTCTAATATCTTTTTTTCCCAATTTTTACCTGAATTATCTTCTTTAGATAAAGCAACAATTTCTTTTTGTGATCCAAAATAATCTTTCCAATCTGATTCAATTATTACTTTTTGTTTAGTTGGAGTACGTCCTCTAAGACCTTGTTTAGCTCTTTCTTCTTGTAGTATTTTTAATGCTTTTTTTCCTAATTTTTTATTTCTTTCAAAATAAAGCACTTTTTTCCCAATGTACCTTACGTCAGTTGGTTTATAAATTACTTCATAAATAAACCCGTAAGTTCCTTTTGGCATATCCTTTATTGATGTTATAACCCTTCCCTGGTGTGTCCAGGTAGCGGTTGTAGGCATATTTACCATGTATCTATATTAACTACGAATGTTGTGTCCACATATAATGATATTGGTATAGGTTGTGATAATTTACCTACAGCAACCAATTGATATGCTTCATTATACAGCCCTATGGTAGTGACATAAGGACTAAAATATGATCCCGTTAAGAAATCATAATATGTGTCATTTTGATTTTCTGTACCTAAATTAGTAACATCTTGTAATGTTAAAAATATAGTTACAATTCCTGTTCCCCCTGTAGAAGTTAAATCAGCTGTTGCTGTAGTATTAGGAGCATACCCTCTACCCTTATTAACTACTGTTATATCTGATATAGTTCCATCACTAGCAACTGTAAAATTTGCAGTTCCATCAAAACCTGGAGATGCTCCATCGTTAATTGCTATTTCATATACACCAGGTGTACCATTGTCATTATATGTTGTTAATGATGCATCAATTGATCCTGATAATTGATTTATTTTTGTATTTAATTCACCTATAGGTCTTAATGCTGATGGATTTGTTGTAAATGAATATTCGTTATCCCTTATAACACATTTATATTGATTTTCTCTGATACACACAGAAGATGAAAATTCAATTGATGATGAGTCTATATTTTTAGTAATATTATTTAAATGTGGTTTTTTACTTAATCCCATTAAAGAAGGAAATACTGCTAATGATCCACTTCCATTATTAGTAAGAATAGCCATTCCTTGAGAATAAAATATATCTCCTACTTTATCGCCACTTCCAGACATTGTTGGATCATTATAATAAGCTAATAAATTACCTTCAGAATCATCTACAACTATACTTCTTGTATGATTAGCGGATGAAGTATATTCAAATTTAAACGTTGAAGGTGGAATTTTTTCACCATA